CTTTTGAACACTCAATCTCTACTTTAGCCCCTTTGAGAAGTTCTTTGAGTCTGGCTTTACTAGCTAGTCCCATAGCCTTCTCGTCCAATCGTCTTGTCCTTGATTCAGGGGTGTCAATCCCCAGCATCCTAACCCTGGCTTTGTGCCAAACATTGAACCCAAGGTCAAGATTGACATCAATTGTATCGCCGTCAACCACTCTTAAAAGCTTACAACGGTAATCGAACATTAAGCCTCCGCAAACACGCCTGAGAATCCGCCACTGATAGCGTGGTCACGGACGGCCTCAACGACCGCCTCTTTCAAGTCCTCAACGCCATAGACGGCACCGTGGAAATGGAAGTTATTCGTCGTCCCCATCCCGCCACCGCGCCCCAATGGGATGATGGCTTCTGGGCCAGCCTCACCAACCAGTCCAAGCGTTGGCCTGGTCACGATTCCGCCCTTCGCAAATCCCTGTGCCGCTAGACGTTCGCCCAAACCCAGATTTCCTAGTACAACGTCTTTCAGCACCTCATCAGTGATATCGGCACGGGCCATTCCTAAAGCATTGGCAACTTGGCCTTGCCGCTCTCTCAAAACGTCCATCGCCCCGGCGACGGTTGTTCGTCCAGTCCCGATGTTGAAACTACGGTGTCCCGAACCAACACTAAGCATTATCTGTTTGCCCTTGGTCTTTTGGAACTCTGTTTCTAATTCCGACCCACCTTCAGCGAACGCCGCAGTCTTTTGGTCTGTGGTCATTTTCATAAAGCCGACCCCGGCTTCCATTGCTTCCTTCCAAGACATCTTGGCGGATTCTGCCGCCGCTGATGCGGCACCAGCTACAAGACCGAACTCAGAAATCACATTGCCGATAGCATCGCGGCCCACTTGTTCAATCAGGCCCATAGTGTCGCCGTATCGAACACCGGCAACTGCAAGGTCGTCAGCCATCTTAGCCGTGCTGACACCGTGCTGGACAGCCAATGTCTCTACAACGTCCGCAAAGTTCATCTGAGCGGCTTTTAGCTCTTTGATAGTGGCGTCCTGGGATGTGCGGTAGCTATCCCAACTACTCGAAATCTGCGCTACAGTCCGTGCTTCTTGTTCTTGGCGTTGACGTGAGGCTTCATTGGCTTCCCTCACGCCGTCGATGTATTTCTGCCTTTCCGCTTCTCGTGCATCAATACGGGAATGGGTTGACAGGTTCATCAAGTAAGTATGAGTATCGTGTTCTCTCTGTAAATCATCCAGGCTTTTTAGAATCCCACCACTCGCAACGACCATAGCGTCTTCAGTATCGGCCCAGGATTGGGCTATCTGCTCAGTGCTTTGGACAATCGTACCGGCACTCTCTTTAGTGCGTTCAGCAAGTTGGTTAGTGGTACTCGACATCCATTCGTTGTTATTCTCTACCGCATTTGCAACGGTATGGTGTTGGTCTTCCATTGCAACCCAATCATCCGCTACTGACTGCACCGCACTCCCAGAGTCAGACGCCCATCTGTCAGCCGTATCCGAAAACCCGTCCAAGGTCTTTATAGCAGACTGGATTTTATCCTCGACTCCGTCCAAGCCTGGTATCCACGAAACTATCGCTTTCGCGGCTTCTAGCCAGATTTTTATCCATTCAACTGAAGATTTCACAAAGAGAGCAAGTCCCTTCTTTGCTATCTCAACTACCCTATCCCAGTTCTTCCATACAAGAATAGCCGCCGTGATTGCCAGACTAATACCTATGACGACTGCGGCAATCACGCCCATAGAAAGATTGAGTCCTATGAAAGCCAACCGCGCTCTGAAAATGACCGGCTCAAGTAAACTCCAAGCCATCGTAGCCCCGGCGACCGCAGGCCCTATAGCAATGAGCAACGGAGCGAGAGCGGCGGCTTTTTCTATCAACGCACCATTTGCAAATGCTAAATCCGCCATAGTGGATTTTAGCTCGTCCATCTTCGTCATCGTGCCTGCGTAGATGTCGGCTTGACTTAGCATTACATCGCCAGATTCCTCTAACTTGAGCCGGTATGTCTCAAGTTGAGCTTCGGTCAGACCCAGAATCTCCAGCACCCCGGCAAGCCCGTCCTTAGTTTGGTCTACTGCCAACTTGAACTCTGCTTTAGCCACACGGCCTACCAAACCTAGCTCTCGTTCCATCGCAGTCAATATGACGGCAACATCGTTAACCGACAGACCCATCAAAGCTAGTTCTGGAGCCAGCATAGAGACGGTCTTGATAAAGTCTTGAACTGACCCAGTGGTCGTCGTTTGGATAAGCCCGAATGCTTGTAGAAGCTGACTTTCCTCTCCGACTTCGACGCCCAGAGCCGCCAATGCCGCCCCCATCTCAGCCATCTTTTCGGCACTCCCACCGGTGGCGTCACCGACCATATCCCAGAAAGTGGCGTACTCTTTTAATGCGTCTGCGCCTTCCAGTCCTTGTCTAGCTCCAAGCATCATCAGGTCAATAGCCGACTGGAGGGGGAAAGTGGCATTACTCAGTCCGGTTGCCATCTTTCGGATTTCCCCTTCGGTCATGCCTGTTTGAAAGCCTAGCTTGCGCGTACTCTCAGTTAATTCTTGCTGTTGTTGGGCAAGTGCTTCGATGCCAGCCCCCATCCCCACTAGACCCAATCCTATGGCCTTTCCGTGCTTCTGGAAATTCTGACCAAGCCGACCCATGTTATCCCCGACGGTCTTCAGCTTTGCAGAAGCCTCATCTTTCGCCGATAACAGAACCGAAACTGTCGCCGCGTCAGCCATCGTTTTCTACCGCCTCTACCATCTCTTGCCAGATTGCCACTTGCGCCGGTTGCATCTGGGTTGCGTCCTGATTGTGCTGGTCTCGCGCACTTATCAACAGCCTATAATCCATAATCTCTCTCAGTGTCGCCCAGTCTTCGTCCATCACTTGGCTAGGTAAACACCCGAACGATTCACACAGAATACCTATGATTACTCCTTCGGGCTGAAAGCCATCTCCAAGGATGTGTTCTCCGATTCCTTTAAGTCTTTTTTTCTTTCATCAGCCGACTCCTGTTGGGAAGAGGCGGACAGTAACCACATAATCTCCTCCGACGCCAACCGCTCCAGAACGTCCGGTCGGTCGTAAGGTTGCTCCATTTCCTCCCCCATCAAGTCTGTCCAGTTCCAAGCGATTACCCGCTTGGATAATTGTTTACATAAATCAGAAAGATTTTCACCAAAAGCCGACGAATCTCCGGTGCTGTTCTGTAAGCGGGAAATCTGCATCACTTCGCGCACCGTCATCACTGGCAATATCTCAACCCATTCATTTTCATGGACGTAATGAGGAACGCCAGGATTAACGATTTCACCGTCCTCAATCACCTGTCCAATATTGATGGCGCACTCGTCCGACTTGACCTTAACCGTTGGTATTTTGGGCTTCATAGAGCCTCCTTTTTAGAACATTTGACCGTTCTACTTTTGTTTGTGCTATATCTCATAAGTATTCATACCGTAGATACTATGTATCAATCTGTACAAATGTTCTAGTTTTCAAGTGCCATTTCCCGGCCCTCAGAGCCGTTTTCTGGGTGTCGGTGTGAGAAACCACACAACTATACGGAACGCCTTCCCAAATTCACCCAAACATTTGTTCGGAAAATGGGGGTATTTTTAGAACACCCCCATCATCAAAATCAGCCTATCCGCGTGTCGGCGCGGCGGCATCCAGAGCCGCTGAACCACCGTTGTGGCGGAACGAAGCGGAGTAGGTTATCGGCCCTCCGACAGTGCTGGAAATCGAGTACGAAGTGACGATAGCGAAACCGTTGTAGCCTGTGGTTCCATCGGGTTCAAAGTCCCATTCTTCGCCTTCCAGACCCAACTCTCCGAAGATGGTTGCGTCACCCTGGGATGAAGCGAGGTCAGCAAAACCACTGATGTCCACGGTAGCCGTGGGCTTTCCCGCTAGGAAGTTTTGGTACGTGTCAGCGAATGCCGTGACGTCCGCTTCGGGTACTGTGAAGTTGAGAGAGACTGAACTTAACTCGTCCTCAAGAGCTACAGAGTCAAAAGAAAAGTCAGCATCCTTACCGTGTGTTCGTGCCATTGTTCCTCCTACGAAACGGCTCTAGTTGTTGAGCCTGAACATTGGAATGTCGCCGAATAGGTCGCCGCTCCACCGACCGGTAAGCTGATGGAGTAACTGCTACACATCGCTCCGGTCAGACCGGACGAGGTGCAAGTGTATTCAGGGCTGTTGGTATCTGGGCCTGCCCCGTCGGGGTCGAACACCAGCGTCTTCGGGCCGCTGGTCGTATGCAGATGGTCGAATATGGTAACGTCTCCCTGGCTTGCGGCCATATCCAGCGACCCGGCCACGTCAAAGGTGACGTTCTTTTTACCAGCGATAAAGTTCTGGTACGTATCACTGAAAGCAGTAACCTCCGCCTCTG